GGTGATGTCCTGCCGGGTGTAGCGGCGGACGCGGGCGGAGGCCCGCCTCAGTGCCAGGTCCATCGCCTCGGTCGATCCAGTGGCGCCAGCGGCGGCTAGGTCGGCCGCCGTGGCCAGCGGGGGAAGAGCCACGACAGCCTCCCCTCACTCGCCGTCGGTGTCGGCGAGCTTCTCGAGCTGCTTGACGAGGGTTGAACGCGGCTTGTCCTTGGCGAGCTCCTCGGCCAGGGCCTTCGCAGCCCGCGCCGGGTCTTCTCCGACCCAGGCAAGGATGTCGGCCGCGGTGGCCTCAATGTCCAGCTCGGCGTCTAGGGCAGGAGTCTCGGTGACAGGCTCCTGCCCGTAGGCCTTGGCGGCCTCGTCGAGGGCCTCGACGTTGGCTCCAGTTTCGAGGAGGTGCAGGGCCAGACCTCCCTTCACTTCCTCACCTGCGGCCAGCGTCGCGATGCCGTAGTTGTAGTACAGGCTGAGCGCCTCGAGCGCCTTCACGCGCATGATGTCTCCTTCGAGCTGCCGGGACGGATCGCGTCCGTCCCGGCGGGGCGGTCAGGCGTGCTCGAGGACCACGGCGCGCTTGAAGAGGGCAGCGTCGCTGTTGGCGAGGCTGTCGGACGGGACGCCGTAGTCGCCGACCCAGGACCACGAGGTGGACAGAGTCTGCTGCAGGCGGTCCTGCGGCGGACGGACGATCCGCGCGACCTGGACGCCAGGGGCGGCCTCGATCATTGCGATGTCCGGGACATCGTCCACGCCAGTCCCGCGGAGCAGGTCGCCCATGCCCTCGAACGGCGCCGCGACGAGCGCGCCCGCGCCGAGAACGATCGGCCGGTGCACGGTGACCGTGCCGCCGGTGCCGCCCAGGAGGGTCGGGCACTCGTTGTTGCGGACCCAGTCGATGCCGCCGAACCGTCCGATGGACAGATCGGTATAGATCGGGGAGTCGACGCGCCCCTGCAGCGCCTGCTTGAAGTCCGAGTCCGAGAACAGCTGCGACTCGGTGTCCGGGTCGATGTGGGCGACGTAGTAGCCGTTGACCGTGGGCACGTTCATCTTGCGCAGCCGCGTGACCGCAGAACGGAACATCGCGAACGTCACCGTGTTGGACCCGGTGAGGTCGTAGGCGGTGTCACCCGCAGGCCGGATCGTGGTCGGCGCGTTCGCGGCCACGAGGTAGTCGCCGGCCGTGTCGGCTCGGGCCGTACCCAGGGTGAGCGTGTTCGTGCCCGCGTTGACGCCGGTCACGGTGTTCGCAACGCCCTCGACGGTGACGGTCAGCGGATTCGAGGCCGAGACCGCGGTGGGCACTCCATTGACGAGAACGTGCGTGAAGCCGGCCACCGAGTTCACGATGATCGACGTGTCCGAGGTCGCCGTCGTGGTGCACCACGTCCGGCCGCCCGCGTAGGCGTTGTACAGCTTGTTCCGTGCGATCTGGTTCAGCGACTGACCGGCGTTGATGCCCAGGGTCTGGACGTCAGCGAGGAACTTGCTCTGCAGCGCCATGGCCGACGTCAGCATGTTCGTGTCGATGGCCTGGCCGTACTGGTCCATCGTCACAGACCACTGCTCGATGCCGTAGGTCGCGGCCGAGGTGTCCGAGCCGGTGATCGCAGTGGTGGCCGGCGCCAGAAGTCCCTTGCGGGTCATGGTCTTGGTGTCGCCGAGGCCGCCCTGCCACGGCTCGGGGTCGGCGAGCGCCGGGAAGATGAACTCCGGCCGCAGGGCCTCCATGAAGACCCGGTCGAGGAGACCGTTCTGCATCATCGCGCGGATCGCGGCGGGGACGGTCGACCGCACATCGTGACGGCCGAGCTGGAACCACGGCCGGGCCGCAGTCAGTGCGTACATGTCTACTCCTGGGTGATCTCGACGGACACGAGGTCCGGGTGCTGCAGGGCGACCTGCTCCAGGCCCAGCAGCGCGGTTTGGGTAATAGCCGACACCGCGGCGCAGACCCGACCGGCCTCCGCGTGCTCCTCATGACCGTCGACCTCGATAGAAGTACGGCCGTCGCCCAGGCGGGCTCGGATGCGGATCAACGCAGTCGGAAGCCGGGGACGCTCTTGGCCAGCTCGGCCTGAAGCTCATCCCGGGTCGCGGTACGGAAGTCGGCGGGCGGATCGTTGGGTCGCGGTCCCTGGCCCGGGTCGGGCTTCGGTGCGGGCGGCTTCGGCGGTTCCGGGGCTTGGCGCCGCAGGTGCGGCTTCCGCTCCAGGAGCGCTTCCAGGTCGGCGGCGATGGTGTCGGTGTCGATCTCGCCGTCGTCGCTCGCGTAGGACGCAAGGTCGAGGAACGCTGCCGCATCCTCCGGATCGGCGAATGCCGCCGCTGCCGCCTTCACCTCTGCGAGGACGGCGCGCTTCGTGGCCCTGGCCGCCTGCTCGGCCAGCTTCTGGGCCTTGTCGGTGGCCTTGTCGAGTTCGGACTTGTCGCGATCCTCGAACTCGGCGACTTTGCGGGCCAGCTCGTCGGCGCGCTTCTTCTCGGCGGCTGCCGCCCTGCGAGCCTCGGCCTTCTCGGCCTTCATGCGGTCCAGGGCCTTCTTGCCGGCGTCGCCGAGCTTGTCGGCTCCCTCAGGCTCCGGATCGGGCTCCGGATCCCCTTCGGGCTCCGGCTCCGGCGGATCGGTCGGCTCGGGGTCGTCGTGACGGTCCAGCTGGAACCAGTCCGCGCCATGGGCGGCGGACAGCCAGCTCTGTCGGGTGTGCTGCATGGGGTGAACTCCCGTTGCGGGACGGGCTGCGCCTTGCGCGCAGGCCCTGAAAGGTCGGCTAGTCGAGGTAGCCGAAGCGCCGGAGCATCGCGATGGCCTCATCACGGCTTCCGGCGAGTCTGTAAATCTCCTCGGGGAGGAGACGAGGGGTGCGGAGCTGAAAGCCCCGCCCAGAGGCAGGCACTCGACCGCGGGCAATGGCCGCGGCCCTCTCGGCGCGGTAGAAGGCGCCGCGCCGGGTGGTTCCCTCGCGCGTCGCCGCCAGGGTCCGCCTGTAGGCGTCGGCGGTGTACATGCCGCGCCGCGAGTTCACGACCGAAGTCATTGAGGCACCCTCACGGATCGCCCGGGCGCCTGCCGCGGTGAAGACGCGATTCTGCTCGGATGCCGACAGGCCCTGGAAGTAGGCCTTCGGGTCGAACCGTGCAGTGCTGTAGCTACCCCGCTTGATCAGTTTGGCTGGCAGGTGAACGCAGTCGCATCGGTAATCGGGGGTGGCGCTGAAAGCCAGCGTTCCACCCGAACTCCTTCCCGGCCAGAATGATGCATCGCGCGCAAGATGGGCTGTTGAGGACCCGTACATAGCCGTTGATCGTCCTGCTAGCCGTGATCGCCACGCCTGTCGCACCCCGCCCCGCGTCGGCGACCTCCGAGGCAGCCATCCGCAGGAGCTGATTCAGTCCGCGCATCATCGACTCGGTCTCATCGAGACCAGCGGCCAACGACTCCTTAGTCGTGATGACCGGCAGGTACAGCAGCGAATCCAGCGCCCGCCCGTCCGCAGCACGGCCAGCAAATGCCGCGACACGGACCCTGCCAGAAACGTCCGGGATGTCTCCCTCAGCCGCAGCCACAGCACTCACGTACTCATCGGAACCCGAAGCCGCAGCCGCCTGACCCAGCGCGACCGCGCGCACGACCTCCGGGCCAACCAGGGACTCCCACGACCCAGTGAGGTCGCGTCGATCCAGCTCCCGCCAAAGCGCCTGAACCCTGTCTGCCGTTCTGCGGGCCTGCCGAGCCTGCGCCAAGTAGTAGGCCTGCGCAAGCTCCTCCGGTGACATCCTCCGGACCTGTACCGGCGTGGCCATCAGGCAGCCACCGGATCAGGCTCGGGGACGACCGGTTCATCGGGCGGCGGCTTCGGACCCGCGTCCAGTGCCGCCAGATCACCGGCCAGGATGCGCTGCATCGCGTCTTCAGCGGCCTCGCGGTCCAGCTGCTCCATGCGGTCGATCTGCGCCTGCGTATAACCCAGATCCTCCCGCGTCTGCCGCAGCGGAACAATCTTCGCCGTGAACTTCTTCACCGCCGCATCAGCAACCTGGGCAACCGTCGGCGTTGAGGCATCCCGCCAAATCGTCTCCAGCGAGCGGGCCTCATCGCTCCAGACACCGTCCCGCAAGCGCATCACCTTGCGGTTCACGCGCTCCCAGGTCCCACCCGCGCGACGCTGCCGACGTTCAGCCCGCTTCACCAGCCGGGTCTCCGCCGACCGAATGGCGTCAGCCGAGGCCGGGTTGTCGGTGGCCTGCCCCATGAAGTGCGGCGGCATACCCGCAAGGCTGGCGACGAGCGTGGCCAACTGCTTGATCGTCTCGTGGAAGTTACTGAGGCTCGCCTCGGAGAACTGGATGACGTCGGCGCCATCCTCCTTGCGGTTTTTCTCCGTCGCCCACATGCGGCCGATGATCCGGCTGAACGCGCTGACCCTGCGGCCGTTGGCGTCCACGAAGTCCTCCTCGCCGAAGCCGAAGGCGACGCGCCGCGGCGTCGCGTGATACTCAGCGGACACCATCATGTCGGTGGCGATCTTGCAGGCCGCATCCGACAGCGGGATCACGTCCGTGAGCTCCGAGACGCCGTTCTGGCACTTCAGGCGCGGCCGATTCGCGAGCACCTCGACCATGACCTCGCCGATACCGTGCTCATCCTTGGGGTGATCGGGATCCTCGATCCAGACGCCCTTCTCCTTCAGCCACCAGCTGTTGGAGTTCGGGAGCATGAGCGTGGCGTGCTCGACCCGGCCATCCTCCGTCTCGTCGCTCCACCGCTTCACAGAGGCCCGCACCTCGCGGGTCTGCGGATCGAACTCGGCGTACATGTCGAGCGGCGACTCCACCGTAATCAGCGGCGTGACCTCGTCGGCTTCACGCGTCCCGATCACCACATAGGCCCGGCCCATCACCAGGGAGTCGAGGTGCCCCTGCTGGGACTGCTCATCCATGTCGTTGGCCTGCCAGATCCGCCACAGCTCTTTGTCCGAGTCGGGCTCATCCGGGAAGCGGAAACCCTCGACGTCGAGCC